ACATAGGCGTTAAACGCTACTGTTGCCTGGTCAGGGAAGGTTACCCAGAAGTAACCCAACTCGCCCGAACCGTACAGGGTCACCATTTTCGCCTGTCCGGGCTTGTCAGGGTCAAGGTAGCCAGTCAAGGTCAATTCGCCCGAATCTTTGAACCCTTGCAGGAACTCACGATACCCGCCCGATGAATCAAGACAAGTCGCGTCCAGTTCCTCGGAGTCAGGGCTTATTTCGCCCACAGAAGTCAACGAGCCGATGACCACGGTGTCAATGTCAAGGGAAGTGTATGCCGGGGCATAAGTAATGCTCGTCCCCAGCGCTCTCATTTTAGGCATTTACTCGCCTCCCAATCAGTTGGCGGTCACAACACCGCTGATGCGCAGGGTCGCGCCAAAGCCAACGATACCATCAACATCAGCCGCGCCGAGGGTGAAGGATTTGACATAGGCTTGGAAGGTCGCGCCACCTGCCCCAGCCCCGCCAGGGAAAGCGATAACCACCGCCTTCGCTTCGCCGTTGCCGTAGCCCGTAATCAACTCCTGTTGACCTGCATCGGTCTTGTCATAGTAGCCGCTCAGCGTGACCTCGCCAGAGTCCTTGAAGCCCTGTAGGAACTCCCTGTAGCCGCCCTGGCTGTCCAGCGTGGTCGCGTCCAGTTCTTCAGAATCGGGTGTAATTTCACCGATGCTCGTCAGCGCACCGATGGTCTTCGCGTTGAAAGTGATAGTAGTACCAAGCGCCCTGGTTTTAGCCATAATTTTTACTCCTTATTGGTATATTTTTTGTTCATCGAGCCGAATCAAGGCCCGGTACCGCATGTTCTTGCGATGCACCCGCGTGTCGCTCTCGTATAGGTCATGGGAGAATGTCCGTTTAAGCCGCAACGCCGCAAGTGCCGTGTCAACAGCCGCCGCCATTGTTGCCGTTGCCTCAGGCGTCATCGCCCATACGTCAACCGTGTACTCAACCTCGGTGACAAACTCATTGCCGTCCGCTTGCCCATGCTCCCTGTTGAGGGATTCTCGCCATGTGATGTATGGGGGCGTTGCTGATGCTTGCGGGTAAAAATAAAACGCCGAGTAACCAGCGCCATTCAACGCCGCGTATACCTCCGGTTGTAGGCTGTCCATCATCCACCCCCCGCTGTTCTTGCGATTGCTTTTTCTAACTCAATCCGCACATTATGTTTAAACACAGGCTCCGTTGTTTTGGCGGCTGTGTAAAGGAATGGCCGAGCGGGCTGGCCTTTCGTTGTCACATAAGAATCAAACTTTTCCGAGTAAAAAACCCACGGTTGATCTGTATATGTAACAGGCACATGCGGAGATATTCCAGCATGGTTCGCCTGCCCCTTTGGGCCAGTCCCAAACTCAACGAAAGCCGCATAATAAGCATTAGTACCTACAATGCCAATCACTTTGTCCGGCTCCACCTTTACATCACTCCCGTGGACAAGGCTTTGGCTTAGCATCCCTGTATCATTCGGCACATTTGCTTGAGCGTCAGAAATGCCGGTTCTTACCGTGTTGTTCATCGCTTTTTCAAGAGCGCCCATGACGCTGCCGCCCATTTTGTCGAGTTTCTTCATCAGACTGTTCAGCCCTTTGATTTCAACAGCCATGTCATGCCCTCATTTCAATGGTCAGGCTTGTTAAGTCCTGCCACTTTGACACGCTCACGATGAGCCAGGGCGGGTCTGTCGTTGCCTCGTCATCAAGCCAAATCCCGTCACCAATCGCATACGAGCCGTTGGGCAAGATGATGAGTCGCATTCGGTCTGCGCGTTCGCCGTATTCCGCCCGCATTTGTGACGATTGCAGGGGTTGAACATCGCCATACACCTCAGCGGGCTCGCCTGTCCATGTGACGGTCACGCTGCCCATGCTCCCTGTCGAGAGCGTGGGCGCAAGGTGCTTAATCAGCGTTTCACGGCGTTTCAGGTGTCGCATTGACATTCACCACCCTTGCCAAAGTATACGACCTTAAAAGGGCTTGCAGGGCGGGAGGAAGGGCATCATAGGTGACGGACACGCCGCCCTCGCTATGACTGCTCTCGCCCTCCGCGCCGCGCTTGCCCCATGCGCCGACGGCAATGTCAATCTGTGCGCCTTCAAGGGCTGTCGGTACTGATGCCTGTCCAGTCACACCAAGGATGAAGTATTCTGCATCCTTGATGTACTGCCCTATCAATTCGTTCTGCGTTGCGTCAGTTATGTCCGCCCGCGCCTTAAACAACACAAGTTTTTCATTGTCCGTCATGTGCGTTACCTCTTAAGACTTCTTCACGATGGTGACGGTGATGGTCTTGACGGGCTTGCTGTCGGTGGCGTTGACCAGCACGACATGAGCCTTGGTATTCGCGGCGGCACCAATCTCGGTTTCGCTGGATGTCCAGTCCGTGGTGCCTTCGAGAGCGGTGCCAAACATGCCGATGTTGGCAGCGGAACTGTCGAGTTTGTAGACCCACTTATAGCCAGTGGGAGCCGCCATCTCGTCAGGGATGACGATGAAAG